TTACCGGGCAGACTTCAATCCTTTCTACTTCTAAATGTATGGCATGGATTCAGGGGGCAACGACAGCAAGCAATAACGAAACCGATCATTTATTCGGTGGTGTCAGTTTCAAGATTACCTGCGGTATCCCGACAGCGGGAACCGGGTTTACAATTTATGTAACCAGTACAGCCGGGTTATGTGATGGTTATTTCAAAATACAATGGCAGTGGATATAACAATTTAAAATAAATACTATGAGTTGGTTTTTTAAGATTTTAGATACAGGTGGCAGCAATGTTGCGAAAGTTGACAACCACGGGGCGTTATTGATTGCACAAAAACCTTTGGGCGATGGTGCCTACTGTGTAGCCGCTAAGACCGGAACAATCGGGGCGGCTGCTGCTGCTAACGCTAACGTTTTTGCAATGAGGCTTGACCCCGGATCGTCTTTAAAGGCTTATATAGATTCTATCCGACTGAGGTTTACAACTATCGTAGCCTTTACCACTCCGATAACACAGACAAGATCATTAGTTATTAAAAGGGGTTCGGGTGCTGCCGCTTCAGGTGGGACAGCAATCGCAACGGTAAACCCTAAAGACACAACTTACGCAGCTAGTGAATTTGATGCTGCCAGCGGTGGCGATGTAAGGATTTCCACAACAGCGGCTTTGACGATCACGGGTATAACGTTTGAGACAGTGTATTTCGCTGAAATGACTTTAGCCCATGTAGGTACTGCCGGGGCTTTTTACGAGGCTCTTTATGAGTTTTCAGTAAGGAACCACCCTATTGAATTAAACCCAGGGCAATTGCTTTCTGTTGCTGTCGGCCCTTCTGCTATGGATGCAGCGGGAACATGGACTTTAGGAGTTGAAGTAAACTGGCATGAAGGATCAAGTTATACAGCGTAAAAATTAAGCGATGGCAGATGTAGTAGTTGGGGCCAGGTTAGAACTGGATGCGGGCGATAGTTTAAAGTCAATGAAGGACTTTAAAAAGGATATTAAGGACGCTCAGACCGAGTTACTTAATATGCAGGAACGTTTCGGTGCAACCTCAAAGGAAGCCATCGAAGCGGCTAAGAAAGTAGCGGGGTTAAAGGATCAGCTAAAGGAAGCTAACGAAGTCGCTGAGTTATTCGATCCGGGTAATAAGTTCAAAGCCATCGGCAATGCCGTTAACGCTTTAACGGGCGGGTTTACTGCACTGACCGGGGCAATGGGTTTGCTAGGGGTTGAATCTGAGGAAGTGCAAAAGCAGTTGCTAAAGGTTCAGTCCGCTTTGGCGTTGTCGCAGGGTCTTAGTCAGGTAGCTGATTCTGCAAAGGACTTTGGTCGGTTAAAAGATATTCTGGTAAACACATTCGGTAAGTCAGGGGCTATTGGTTTAGCCATTGCAGGGGTCGCTGCGTTAGGTGCTGCGCTGTTAGGTGTGTTCAATAAGAAACAGTCTGAAGATGTAAAAGCCTACAATGAAACCCTGAAGGACTACCAGCGGGCGGCTGCCGGTGCGATTCAACAGGTAACCAGTGTTAAGATCGCTTTTGAAAATGCAAGGGCGGGGCTGATTAGTAAAGATCAGGCTTTAAAAGTCTATAATGAAACGTTAGGTAATTCACTTGGCAAAACTGACAGCCTTACTAAAGCTGAGGCATTACTTACAAAGAACGCTGACAACTACATTAAGGTAACCGCTTTAAAGGCTCAGGCTAATGCGTTGTTTGCTAAAGCGGCAGATCAGGCGGCTCAGGCTTTAATAGATCAGGAGAACCTTTTAAAATCTGGTATCCAGAACGAGGGTGGTGTATTCGGTGCTGTTGCTGATAAAGCACTGGCAAAAATCAATAGAGCAAAACAGGGGGCAAAAGAAATTGAGAACTTGGGAGCGGACCTGCTCAGACAGGCGGCAGGAATTGAAAAGAGTTCCGGGATTACAGTTGGTAATACCACAGGGGTAAAGGTTACAACCCCCGGCAGTGCTGCGAAGCTGGAAGAAGTGCAACAGTCTGACGCACTAAGTAGATGGCTGGAAGAAGAAAACCTGAAACGATTTTTAAAGGAAAATGAGTTAAGGGATGTCAATATTGAAGCCGCTGCCCAATATGACGCTACCCGGCTAGGTCAGGTCGCATCGTTTGAGCAGCTAAAGACCCAAACAGAACAGGCGGCAGTAGATGAAAGGATCAGGTTAGCCGAAGCAGAACGGGACGCAAAGATTTTAGCAGCCCAACAGATCGGGAACGCTTTAGGGGCATTGGCTCAGTTGATAGGCCAACAGACAGCAGCGGGCAAAGTTCTGGCACTGGCTCAGATCGGTATAGATACAGCGGTAGCAATATCCGGGGCAGTCAGACAGGCATCAAAGAACCCGTTAAACCTTACGGGCTTTGCGTTCGTGGCAGACATGGCGGCAAGGATCGGGGCTATCATTGCGAATATCGCTAAAGCAAAACAGATACTTTCTAAGGCAGATGTAAGTACCGGCAGCATTACGGCAGCATCATATAACGCACCATTACAGGCAACCCTGCCACAATCACGGCAAACAAGGTTAGATCAGGATCAGTTAAACCAGATCGGGAATGCTGCGTCACGTGCCTTTGTGGTTGAGTCTGATATTACCAACAGTCAGGAAAGGATCAGGCGATTGAACCGGGCGGCTAGAATCTAAACCGTCCTTTTCCTACTCATACACATTTCAGTGTATGAGTTTACCCGTTTACGAGATGGTAATCAACCCGGAGGAAGGCTCTGAGGTTGAAGTGGCGGCAGTCGCTTTCGTTGACAAACCAGCCATTGAACGCAATTTTTTAGCCTTCAAAGATCAGCGTGTAAACTTCGCCATCAACGAAGATAGACGCATTGTATCCGGCCCCGCAATGGTGGCAGATCAACTCATTTACCGTAAGGATGAAAACGGTGAATATAACGTTTTCTTTTCCCCCGACACGATCCGGGAAATAGCCCTGAAATTCTTTAAGAAGGACTACCAAAAGAATCTGAACCTGTTTCATGATTCCTCAGCCCCGTTACAGGGCATTACCATTTTTGAATCATTCGTAAGCGACAAATCCCGTGGCATCATGCCAATGGCAGGGTTTGAGGACTTGCCGGATGGCTCCTGGTTTATTTCCGCAAAGATTGAAAACGATGAAGTCTGGAACGCAATTAAAGCGGGACAGGTTAAAGGCTTTTCGGTTGAGGGGATATTCTCTTTCATGAAGATCAACGATGTAAACCGTCCGGTTGCCAACTCTGCACATTTTAATGAAGATCAAAGAAATTTTATGAGCGATTTAAAAGACCTGTTTAATAAGTTCTTCGGTGGTGTACCCGCCCCGGCTGCTCCGGCTCCTGCCGTGCCTGCTGGTGGTGGAAAAGAAACCATGTCCGCAGAATACAAACTCAAGGACGGGACAGTAGTAACCGCTGAGGTTTTAGAACCCGGTGGTGTTTTGATGGTTGGTGACGCTCCCGCTCCTGCCGGTACTCATGAATTTGAGGATGGCACAAAGGTTACGGTAGGCGAAGGTGGGGTTATCCAGACGGTTGAACCCGCTCAGGCTCCCGCTGATCCAAACGCTGCCGCTGCTCAGAATCCAAACGATTACAGCGAACAGTTTAAAAACTATGACCAGAAGTTCACGGACTTAGGCACTCAGTTTTCAAACCACATGGCCACATTCAATACAATGGCCGGTGAGTTCGCAAAGCAAAAAGAGCAGATCGCTAACCTGATTCAACTGGTTGGCGAAATGATAGAAACACCTACCGCCCCCTCAGTTCAGGGTGATAAGGGTCAATTCAACTCACACACTTCAAAGAAGGATGACAAGATCAAAGAACTGAATAAACTTTTTCAATCAATTAAAAAGAAATAACGATGGGTTTTACAGTCGGAAGCTTGACAAACTATGTCAACGAACAATCAAAGGAACTCTTAGTAGCATTGCAGTTCGAGGCTGAAACTGCATCGTTCGCTAACGTTCAAACCGGGATCAAAAGTTCAGCCGCTTTACAGTTGCTGGCAAATAGCCCTGTCCCTCAGGATGGGTCTAGCTGTGCGTTTAACGCATCCGGTGATACTACATTCACTCAAAGAACGCTGTCTACATCAGCTATCAAATATCAGGATACACTTTGTCCCCGGACACTGGAAACTAAGTGGACTCAGATCATGCTGAAGAAAGGGCAGAACTACGATGACGGGTTCGCTCCTGAGATCCTGCGTGCCATCATGGAAGATGTGATGAAGCAGATCAAACGCAGACAGGAAACAGCCGACTGGCAGGGTGATACAACCGCTGGCAGTGCTTACCTGAACCGCTATGACGGTCTGATTAAGATCATCGCTGCCGCTACAACCGGAGGCACTGCCACCGCAGTATCTGGCCCCGTAACAACTTCCAATGTGCGGACAATCGTTTCAAACATTGTAAGCAAAATCGGAACTATCAGTACTCTGGTAGGTAACCCGAATGTAAAAATATTCTGCGGTTATGACTTTGCAGAACTGTACCGTCAGAAAATCTTTGCCGATAACCTGTATCATGTGAATGGCCAGGGTAACCAAAAGGGTATGATGGCCGAGGGTTCAGTGCATGAAATCGTACCGGTTCACGGTCTGGATGGCCTGCTTTCTTCAAGTGGTGCAGCCGCTCCGTTCGTGTTCGCTCTGGATCCTGATCGTAACCTGTATCTCGGTGTAGATATGGAAGGTGAGGATGAACAGGCTAAGGTTTGGTACAGCGAAGATGATGACAACGTGAAGTATTCATTCCGGTTCCGCAGGGGTTGGCAGATTGCTTACCCTTCTGAAATCATCGAATACGGAAACTCTTAATTAACGGGGCTTCGGCCCCTTTAAATATTTTCTAATGGCTTGTGCTTTAACGCAGGGTTACTCTTTAGGTTGCCGGGACGGTGTAGGTGGTATTAAATCAGTTTACTTTATCGAGTTCGATAACGTTTCTGGTATCACTGAATCATCCGGCAATGCTACTGCTATCGCTAAGGCGAACGGCGGCAGGTTCTATAAATACAACCTGCAAAGAGCAACCGGATCATGGGAGGAAACGTACAATGATGACGAGGCTAACGGTACATCCTTCCACACTCAAACACTTTCTATTGTCCTTAATAAAATGACCGCAGCGGTTAGCCAGGAGATTAAACTACTGGCACAAAACAGGCTGATTGCGGTTGTAGAGAATAAGGATGGAACATACTGGCTCTTAGGCGATGAATCAGGCTTGCAGCGTAACGGCGGCAGGGCTGGATCTGGAACGGCTGCCGGGGATCGTAACGGTTATGAATTAACATTCACGGCTGAAAACGTTGACCCTGCTTTGACTGTCTCTAGTGGTATCATCGCTGCTTTAACTACTCCATAAGGTGGGTGTTCATAGGTTGTTTTTTAGGCCGCTCCCGTAGAGCGGCTTTTTGTTGTCCGAAACCCCGGCTTTGCACATTTAAATATATGCTGGTATTAACCGAAGGACAGACAGCGGAAACTATCACCGTTACCCTGAATGAGCGGCGTACGCTTACCTCAGGGTATTACCTTTTTTACTTCGAGCATATCACTACCCGGCAGACCGCTACAAAGGTCTACAACTTTTCAGAAGATGACAGCGACTACCCGGACAGGTTTAACCAGTTCGATATTAATACCAGTGTGGTATTTGCTGATAAGCCCATAGGGGAGTGGACATACAAGGTCTATGAATCAGCTACCAGTACTACCAGCCCAACGGGGTTAACGCAGGTTGAATACGGGATATTAAAACTCAATCCGGCAACTGAGTTTGCTTTTGAGAAATACAATGCCGCCACATCATATAAAGCGTATGAAGGATAATATAATTTTTTTAGGGTTTGCGGATAATAAAATGCCGGAGTTTAAAGAGGTCAAGTCTAAGGACTGGATCTTGTACGGGGAAGATAATAAATTCCCTGAGCAGCTTTTGTATCTGTATAACAAGAGTTCCAACCATAACGCTATTGTCAACGGCAAGGTAATTTACATATTTGGTAAGGGCTTCGAGAATGGCAATGTAAAGGTTAACCCAATGGGGGAAACCTATAACAAGGTCATGCGGAAATTCGCTACTGATATTGAGTTATTCGGTGGCGGCAGGTTAGAGGTGGTATGGAAGATGGGAGGCGGTGCGGAACTAAGGCATATCCCTTTTCATTACCTGCGAAGGGCTAAAGAAAAAAACGGTTACTGGTATAGTAAGAAGTGGGGCGGTTACGCATCGTCAGACAAGCCTACGTTTATCCCTGACTTCGACCCTAATAATAAAAAAGGGGCGCAAGTGCTTGCTTACAACGAATACCGGCCAGGGGCTGAGGAATACCCGCTACCGGGTTATTTTGGTGCGTTGAATGATATTGAGACAGATGTAGAGATCAGTAAATACAACCTGTCTATTATCAAAAACGGTATGTTCTCCAGTAAGATGATCGTTTTTAATAACGGCATCCCGAATGACGAGATAAAAAGAAAGGTTGAAAGGGACTTTAAAAAGAAGTTCGCAGGAAGCGATAACAGCGGAAACTTCATGCTGGTATTTAACGAAGATCCGGCAAAGGCTCCCATCGTTCAAGACCTTTCCACTACCGATCTGGATAAACTTTTCGATCAGCTAAACAAGACTACCCAATCAGAAATATTTTCCGCTCACTTAGTTACCTCCCCTATGCTATTCGGCATCAAAACCGAGGGGCAATTAGGCGGCAGGACTGAGCTACTCGAAGCCTATGAGATTTTCAAAAACACCTACATCAACGATAAGCAGCAAGCGATTGAGGAAGTAGATCAAATCATTGGGCAGTACGTAGGGGTAACGACTTCAAAGATTATACCGGTTGAACCGATCACGGAAAAGCTATCAGCCATTGACTTTAAAGACTTGCTGCCTGAGGCTTGGGTAATGGAACAGTTAGGCATTGACATGACTAAATACCAACCCGCTAACGCAACCGCTCCCGGTGCTGATCCCACTGCACCCGTAAACGAGAACCTGAAAAACTTAACCGGCAGACAGTTCCAGCAGCTTACAAGGGTCTTAAATAAATACAAGGCTGGTAAGTTATCCAGTGCTGAGGCAACCCTACTGCTCAAAAACTCTTACGGCTTAGGCGATGAAGATATCACCACCCTGTTATCAGAACAGACGTTTTCCGCTGATTACAGCGAGGACGAGGTAGCCATGATGTTCGGGGAAGTAGGCGAATCAAAGAAGGATTACACGGTTGTAAAGTCTATGCGGTTTGAGGGTGACATAACAGGCGAATACATGGCATTTGCTGACCTAACTCAGGTTGATAGCAATATCCTGTCAATGATTAAGAAGGACAAAAGAATAGACCCTAAAGACATTGCAGCGGCTGTAAAAAGTTCCCCCGAATACGTTAGCAAAAGGATTGAGGAGATGATTAAAGAGGGGGTACTTACGCAGACTTCAAAAGTATTAGGGATTGATACCATCACCGAAAGGGCGGTTAACCCTGAGGTAATTGACTACCGGCCAAAGTCTGAAATGGTTGATGTTTTTATTAAGTACACATACGAAAAAAGACCGGAGGCAAAAGGTGCTGAAGTGATCGATACTACCCGCCCATTCTGTAAAAGATTGATTGAACTAGACCGGGTTTACAGCAGACAGGAAATTGAAACTATCTCCCAAAGATTAGGCTATTCTGTATTCGACAGGGCTGGTGGGTTCTGGGGTCATAAACCGCAATGTAGACACGAATGGAGGCGATTACTGGTAATTAAAAAGAAATGAGTAAAAACGTACTACTTATATCAGACGAGATCCTAAAGGATAGGACAGCGGTACACGGCAATATTGACGCTAAACTACTTTACCCTGAGATTAAAACCGCTCAGGATATGTATGTCCACCCGATTTTAGGCACTGCCCTTTATAATAAAATCATTAACGAGGTAGACGCTGGAACGATTGCCGGAAACTATAAAAGCCTTTTAGATGACTACATCATTGACTGTCTACTCTATTATGTGCTGGCCGGGTTACCTGAGGCACTTTCTTATCAGTTCTGGAACAAAGGAGTTGTCAGAAAGCAGGGAGATAGTACGGAGTTACCTAGTATGTCTGAACTGATTGACCTATCAAACCGGTACAGGATCAGGGCTGACTTTTACGCCGACAGGTTAAATAAGTACCTGAAGCAAAACGCAACCGAATCACTTTACCCTGAGTATCTCAGTCCGGGTGATGGCATTGACACCATACAACCCGAAGCCGAATCTTATAATATGCCTATTTATTTAGGCGGTCAAAATAACTGGTCACTGGATAAAAACAATTGCAATTGTAATGAGTAAGAACGTAAGGAAAAAAAACGTTGAAAAATTAAAACTCTATTTCGAGAAACTCAATGGCAGCATTAACACTAAATCAGATACTAGACCGGTTAAGGACGTTAAGCCTAAGCCATCAGCAAATCAATAGTTTCTACTTCGGGTCTGCTCCTGAGTTTGACGCTAACGGTGACATAAACTATCCCGCCTGTTTTATCGAACAGTTAACGGGTAGTATTGACCGTTCGCAGCATTTACAGACATACGGGTTTAGAATCTATATGCTGGATAGGGTTTTGGTTTCAGAAGATACCGAAGGAAACGAGCAGGAAGTACTAAGCGACCGGCATAGTGTGGCCGCTGACTTAATGGCCATGCTGACCTATTATGATGATATGGGGGATTGGCAGGTCGGAACTCTTGCTGGTGCTACACCTGTCACAGAACAATTAAACGACATGGTGGCCGGGGTTTATTTAGATGTGACCATCAGCGTTGACTATATCGCTGATCGCTGCCAGGTTCCCGCTGAAGATGTAACATTTGAAGATGATTTTGATATGGCAAG